GAACCACTTGCTCCGGAAGTTCCGCTTGTTCCGGAAGAACCAGAAGCTCCATTTGTTCCATTTATTCCGGAGGTACCAGAAGTACCAGATGTTCCGGAAACACCTGCTGCCAGGATATCTGTTCCGGTAGAATCGATAGCGTAAACTGCCGTTCCGTCCGTGTACATAGACACGAACCCTGCGGATGGGTTTGGGGGAGTAGACGGAACTACTGAAAAGTCTATTTGTCCGCCTGTCTGGCCGACGATAAATTTAGCATTGCTCATAAGGGCTGAATTGTTGTTGTAAGGTTATACCTTGATTGATGATCAGGGTTGCATTATTTTCGATTGTGATAATTGGGCAGTAGGTTGTGGTGTTGTTCTCGACTGTAAAAGTTGTGTTAGCCTGGATTGTGCAGGGAAACTGGTAGAGTTGGACTCCCGTTACATACACAACATTGCGAAGGAATTCGTTGTCCGAAACGTAAGGAACGAACTGGACTTCTCTTTCGCATGGAACTTCTGCGTATAGGAATGCCTGACCTCTGTCTATTTCTACAGCGGTTACAAGTCCACATACATCCCAGACTGTGCGGGCAAATTCCCAGAAATCTTCGTCCGTGTCCCACACCATACAGGGAAGAGGAACAGAAGGGTCTGTCGTTGGGGCGTTTAAGTTGAACACCATATACTCGAAGTTGCCTTCTGGGTAGAGGTAAACCTGGCCGTCTAAAGGAAGGTTCTGTCCATCTACTCCCACCAAATCCACAGAAAGTTCTACAAATCTAGAATTTCTTCTAACTATGTTTGGAACAACTGCAAAAGTTTCTCTCGAGTAGGAGTTGGTAAACACCACCAAAAAGAAGTTACCTACAGACTGCGAAATCGTGTCCGCGTAGATAACTAAATTGTTTTCGGAATTGGGTGTTAGATTTAACATCATACATAAGTATGAAAACTAAAATAACTGACACAACAAGCCCCGGGAGAACCCCAGGGCTGTTCAGGAAAATAGATCGTCCCTTTTGCGTGTTGGGACGTTATGCGTTTACGAACGTGGTTCCGGTTAGGGAAGCAAGTGTTGCCACTTGATAAGCCATTGCTGGCTCCATCGCTTGTAGAACAAAAGAGTATTGGGTAGCATCTCCAGGAGCTGTACCAGTAGTGGTAGTTCCTGTTGAAATTACGCAACCTCTAGTTGCACCAACTAGCCAGTATAGGCCGTTGTTGTCTTCGAAAACTACCTTTGATGCTCTGTTGTAAGCAAGTAGTTGGATTTGAGCTCTCTTCGCAGAAGAAAGGTGTTGAACTGGGATAGTTACTTCTTGAGTGAAGAATGCGGTTCCGTTGGTGTTAGAGATATTGAAAGTCTCTGTGAACGAAGCTACATCTTTAGCCACTTCTATTTGGTAGAAAGTTCCGGTTGCACCAGCTAAGGAAGTAATTCCTGCAGTTGCACCAGCGGTGATTGTACCTGATTCGAAGTCAGAAGAAACCCACAGTGTCTTAATACCACCGATTGCATCTAAACAATCTAGGGCTATCGCTGCAGTTAAATTACATGTAGTTGACATTGGTTTCTTTTATTTTTTTATTGGGTTGTAAATTAAAGGGGCCTGCGAACAAGCCCCGTTAATAAGGTTAGACTGTAGAAACGAACTGAGAAGCGTAAACTGCAGTTCCCATTCTGAAGGCAGCAAGGACGTTAACGATATCCTGAGAAGGATCGTAGTACATCTTCAACTTATCTGCATCGTCGATTAGACCAGTTCCGAAGAAAATGTATTTCTTAGGTCCTAAGATGATGTGAGTGTTTGAAGTTAATCCTGGTGCACCAAAGATAGTTACGTTAGTACCTGGCCAGATGAAAGATGCAGGAGCGTCTCCAGTGTAGTTTGTGATGTTAGGGTATTGGCTGATTAGAGCGTTACCTTTGTCCATCAATGCCTGAACTGCTACAGAGTAGTTGGTCATAGACATGTACATAACTAGATCTCTCTCTTGCTTTAGAGCGTTAGAAAGTTTGTTGATGATACCCCAGATAGAGTTAAATCCAGTTGCTACTGCCAAAGGCAAAGTGATACCAGCACCTGTTCCGCCTATGCACCCGTTACTCACGGTTGCCTGTGCAAGAAGACCGTCTAGAGATCCACCGTCACCAGCCCAAATAGTGTTTTCAACATAAGCTGAAATGTTATCCACTTTGTTGTTAGCAATAAGCTGTTCGAAAGGAACTGACTCAAGGTAAGCAGAAGGACTAAGCTGTGAAGACAACCAGTATTGGCGTAGATCTTCTGGGCAAAGTTGCTCCTTAAGCATTTTAGTTTGTACTACAAGATCAATTTGATCGAATACAGTAGAGTTTCCTGTAGCACCACCTGGACCTACGGTTGAAGCGTTAAAGCCACACGCGTAGTCTATGATGTAAGGATTAGAGTTTAGCAAGTTAATTGCTGAAGTACCTGCAGTTTTACCAGCCTGAACAGTCAAGAATTGAACTGAGTAAGGCTTCAAAAGAGCGGCACTAATTAGGTCGGTAGATAGCTGATCAGTATAAACTGATAAACCGGTTAGATCGAATGACATAGTGTTTTAGTTTTATTTTTTAGAATTTTTTGTTTGTTCTGAAAGATGCTTTAAGAGATTTTAGGTGATCAACTCTTGCATCTAATACATTTTCTTTCTCCTCTGATGGGTTAGCATTAAAGGTAGAAATTTTAGTTGCTGCCGGAGTAGCAGACATTTTTTCCATCTTTTCTCTGTAAGAAGCCATTTCTTCTTTGACTGTAGCAACTTCTTTAGCAACCTCTTCGACTGCTTCCATGCACTGCATAATCATTTTAGTCATTTCTTCTTTCATGATTGCTCCTTCTGTTTTAACTGGCTCGTTTACTGCGTCTCCAGTTGGGGCGATCATATCTCCCTCTGCTGCCGCTTCGACTTCTACCTCAACCTTTGGTTCTGGTTTCTCTACTGCGGTGATTGTTCCTTGGGCGTCAACGGTAACTTTAACTTTGTCTTTGGTCGTGTGAATTCCTTCAGGAGCAGGTCCTCTTTCGCCAGTTTCAGATACAACAAATATCTTCTTTCCTGGTTCAAAAGCTTCCGCTTCTACTTTGGTCACCCCGTCCTCTAACATAGCTTCAGCCATCTTAACTTCCATTCCGAGAGCAATCTTAATTTGATTGATTTTTTCTTCGTAAAAATTCATGGTTAAATTTTATTTTAATTTTGGGTTATATCGTTAAGTATGAATTAAAAATAAACTGGCATTTCTTAGATAGACTTTAGGATCTTAACTACTCTGTCGTAGATTTCCCTGTCTTTCTTGTACTGCTCGTAATCTTCTTTCTCCATAAAGTTGCCTTCGATACTAAAGCCATTGAGCTTGCCCTCTTTGATTTGCTTCCACACTGCTGCGTCTTGAACACGCATTGCCACCATCCAGGTTCCGATTGGAACATCCAGACCATATTTGGTGTTGGCCTTGTCGTCTTCTGTTTCTACTATCCAAGTTTCCTTAACGTAAGAGTTAGCTCCGTTAGCTCCGTCGTGTTCTACATTAGTAGATCCGTTACGAAGTTCACGCATAAACTTTTCTGCTATCTTAGCAATGGTGGCTGCAGTAAATTTAACTGCATACCTTTCCTTAGTTTTTTCGTCCACTCTAGGAATCACCATGTCCGGAATCATTGCTGGTCCTATTACGATGCGTTGGTCTTCAGAAGCGAAGTAGAGCTTAGACATTTTCTCTGATGCCTTTGGGTGCCCTTTAGGAAGTAGGTCGTTGTCTTGCTTGTAGTCCTTGTCGTATCCAGATCTGTTGCCGGCTAAGATATTTAGAAAAGCATTTACTCTCGCCATTGCCCACTGTGATCTCTGCATGCCTCTCTTGCCTGGGGTTCCTACAGAGTAGGCACCGGAGCCTCTGCGCCACACAGCTTTTAGCATTCCAAGTGTAGCTTTCTGAGAATCCTGTGGGTTCTTTTCGTTGTGTGCTTCGATCTTGTCTTTAAGAGTTTTTTCCACAGAATCAGGAACTTCTACACCTCCTCTTGTTGTTGTGCTGTCTCCGGGTTCGTTCTTTGCGGATCCAGTTCTACCTCTGTCTTCTTTGGGAATTCTTGCAAGCGGTCTGTCGCCTTTGTTACCAGATGCAGGTGCTGCGAACTTTTCTAGTTCTGGGTGGTAGCCAATATAAACTAGATTTCCTGAATTAGTAACGGTTTCTCCATCCACTTCTATTTCTGCAGGCTCTATATTGTCTGGAGATTCGAACCAGTATTCTACATTGTAGCCTCCGTCTGTTAGGAGTTCAACAACTAGACCTCTGTCGTAGTTCTGATCTTCTGCCTGAAGTACAACCTTTTGCCCTCTTGGAAGTGGAATACCTTGCAGAGCATATTGGTCTTTCCGCTTTGGGATTTCATCCACATACACGGGAAGTGCAGAAACGTCGATTGACATTTCTTCGTTACGAATTCTTTCTAGTTTTCTACTAGCCCAGTCAACTCCTGCATCTCCACCCCAAGCATCCCACATTAGTTTGCCACAGCCTTCGCCGTAGGGTGTGTCTGAATTCTGTCTGTGTCTAGCAAAAGAAGCCATGCGTGCAATGGTTTCTTCTGTGATTGGTCTACCTTTAGCCAGCTGGTTTGCTCTGGCTTTGCCGATTGGTGTTCCGCAGTCTCCCCAACCGTTCTCATCTGCCCAGTCTAGCGCACGTTGTGCTGCATTTCTGGCTGCCTGTGGGTAGTCGGTATAAGTTTCTGCTGCAAATTCTTCTGCAGAAGCCTTTTCTCTGTAGGTGTTGTAGCAGATTGCCGCAGCCTGGTCAGTTTCGTATCCTTCGTCGCCAACTAGCTTTGCTATACAACGTGGGATAAACTCGTCTTCTGTTTCTCCAGCAGAAGGGTCCACGAACTCTTCACGTGCAAAGGCAAGCCAATTTCTCTCTATGGCAGGTATTTCTACAAGTGAAATAGCAGAGACCCCAGACTCGATCAGGTCATCTATAATTTCTAAGTCAATAATTTTGTTTTCCATTCTTATTAAGTATGAATTTTTTACATTCTGGCAAGAGCCGATAATTTTGCATTTGCTTCTTGTTGGGAAGACATCTCAGATGCAACTACGTAGGTCTTGAAGATTGGCTGTTGTGCTTGTGCAACTTCAGGTCCTGTAGTATTACCTATAGAGTTGATAGACTCGAGGAGGGGTAGGAAATTAGCTGTTGCTCTGCGATTCATTACAAATTCTCCACCTTCCAGTTCGCCCATCGAAGTGCGGATGCCTCCCATGTTGTGCGAACGTCCGGTTAGAAGTCCACCCTCTGCATACATAGAACCCTGTGGGGAACCACTTGCTTTTAGAGAAGATGTGTAGGTTGTTTCCTGGATCTTCTGAACTGTAGCATAACCTGCTGCGAGTGCTGCTGCTGCTGCTATTGCACCAAGAACTGGTCCAACTACTGGGATATTTGCCAAAGAAGCAAAAGCAGAAATAGAAGATTGCAAAGTGTTGATGATTGCTTGGCCAACTTGCACCTCTTTGTTCTTCTCGAAATATTTTCTGTTGATCTCGTCTGTCTCTTTGGCTGCCTGCTCTTCGTTTAGCCCCTTTGCCTTGAGGGCTTCCATCTCTCTATTCTGGTCTCTATCGTTGAATGCCTGCTGGGCATTGAAAACTTCGTTTGCTGCATCTAAGGTTCCGCCTACAATCTTCTGAATGTCATCAAGCTTCTTGTTGGTTTTATCTTCTTCGATCGCAAGTTCTTTGTCCTTAATTGCATTTAGTAGAGTTAGGTATTCGACTGAACCCTCTTCTAAAGTTAGCAGCCTTTTCTTTTCTCTTTCAAGATCAAGTTGTTCTAATTTTGCATTTAACTCCTCTTTGTCCGTGATTTGGTCTTTTGCATCAAGTTGTAAATATAAGAAGTGCTCGTCGATAATTCTCTGAGAGTTTGTTCTCCTCCTCTCTTCAACTTCTATTGCCTTCTTGGCTGCTTCTTCTTCTGCCTTTCTTCTATCTGCAATACCCTGGTTGACAGATTTAATTAAATCCTGCTGGGTTTTTCTATCACCTTCTACTCTCTGATTGCCAAGCTCTTGGATTTTTGCTTCTAAAGCAGTTGCAGATTTCTCATCATTGGATCTGAGTGCTTCTCTGTCTTTTTCAAACTGGACTTGGATCTGAATTTTCTTCTGTGCTGCGTCGTTTTCGATCTTGATTTTCTCATCTTCAGTCTTAGCGAAACCTTCTGCTTGGAGTTTGTCTTGATCTACTTCTGCCAGAGCTAATGCTTTCCTTGCTTCGAGATTTTTTATTTTTCTGTCAAGTTCTTTCTTCCTTAGTTCTTCAGCATCTTTATCTGCTTGTAAATTAGTTTGGGTTCTTTTAGCCTTTTCGTTTTTATCAAAATTAGTAAGATCTTTTTCCGCAAGTTTAGTTGCAGTAGAAAGGGTAGTAATTTTGTTAAGAGATTCTATAAACTCTTTATCAAGGGCTGCAGTATTAGCTTTTGCTCTTTCTATTCTACCTTTATCCTTGCTTTCATCTGCAAGTCTTTGATCTGACTCGTAAGCAACTCTATCTATTGATAATTGTTCTAAGTGCTTTCGATTTGCTTCTTCTGCCTCTTTTCTAATCTTAATAGTTTCTTCTAAAACTTTTCTCTCATCAGTTCCGCTTGCTTTGATGTAGCCTAATCTTGCTTCCATTAAAGCATTAGAATCTGATAAAGTTTGATTGTATTGCTTGTAAGCCTCGTCTGCAGTTTTTATCTTTTCGGCTTCATCTGCTGCTTCAGTAAATTTATAAATCAGTGCAGAGAGAAGTGCAGTTACTCCTAAGATAACTAATCCAACCCCTGTAGATCCAAATGCCGCCTTGATGCCGTTGAATGCAGAAACTGCTGCAACTTTGATTGCCCCAAAAGCATCTCCTAAATCTGCCAGTGCTGTTAGACCCTGGGTAAGAGCCATTGCCGATTGGAGTTTCTGGAAAGTCTTTTCGAAGTCTTTGACATCCCCACCAACCAATCCGATTGCACCCTGCATGGCTGTGAAACCACCAGACACTGCTGCCAGACCTTTAGTTAGAGCCTGGAATTTACCCTGTTGGGTTAGTGCGTTGACTGCATCGTTTGCATCGTTGAAATCATCTTTTAGATTTGCAACCTTTGCTGCCGCCGCTGCTACAGCTTCAGGAGTTGCATCTATGTTTGATAACACAGCCTCATACTCTATATTTGCTTCTCGGATCTGTGCTTTGAGGGACTGAAATCCTGTTGCGTCGAATTCTATTTTTTCTGCCATGTGTGTTTAGTATGTGATGTTGACGTATGCTGTGTAAGTATTAGAAGCAGAGACTACTGCCGGGAAAGTTGCTGAAATAGGTTGGTAAGTTCCAGACCTTCCTGCTGTTGCTCCGGTTGTTCCGTTGGTTGCTAAGGAAATTTCTTGGGAGACTAAAGCTGTTCCTGGTGCGTAAGAACAGGACAGAACAACTTTTAGTCCAAACCCAGTAGGTAAATTTGGAATTTGGACAGTAAAGTCTTGCTCTTCAGAAAAAGTGAAGTTCTGAATTGTAGTGTAGGTTCCTCCTGTTCCTGCAGATGCTCCTTGAACTTCTACGGTTGTGATTGGATTTTCTATTAAAATAGACACGATATCGCTGACCATCTGGATAACCAAAGATGCTCCCGTTGTTCCACAAGCCCCGTTGTCTGAAGCAGTAAAGCCTGACGGAAGAGCATTCACAAGAGGGAAGAGCATACAGAGAGGTGCTGAGCAAGAAGAATCTGGCAGGGTAATAGAAGCCAAATTGCTGTCGCAGTCTACGTAGGTGTAAGTGGCTTGTCCAGCTTCAGATGCCACATTGTTGTTGCATATGGAAACTGTTCTACAAGTTGTTCCACCTGTTCCCCCTGTTGCTGCAACCGGGATAGGTCCTGGGATAGCAACCAAAGGAACTTTTACCAGTTCTGCTTTTACCAGAACATTTTCCCCAACTTCATAATCTTGGATGTTCTGAATTAGATACCAAGAGTCTTTGATCCAAACTCTATCGTTGAATCTCAAAGCTAACACGTCGCCTGGATCTAAGCGGAGGGTTAGATTTACTTTTCTGTTGAAAGGATCATACAGCCATTCTACATAGTCTGCCCAGTATTTAGTGTAGAGATCTTGGGAAGTCTGGGAAATATAAGACGAACCAGCAGACCAAAGAGCAGGTTTCGACAGATAACTAAGGCTGATTGTGGTAAACTGATCTGGTGGCCAGGAAGAGAATGGAGAAACTAACGGATAGAAGTTCTGGGCCTGTCCTGTTCCCCCACTATTTAGCCCGTTGTATAGATACCATGGGATCGGATTAGATTGTAGCCCGTTGTAATGGAGTATTCTTGGAATCGGAGAGATTGGTTGCATCTGTCCCGAACCAGGTTGGTCTGGATCTCCTGCTTGAATTCTGCCCAAAGATGGGAAAACCCAGTTGGGATATTGGGTTGCTTTGGCAGGAATAGACTGCAGAGGGGTTGGTGCAAACTGAACATCTATATCTTGGCTGCCCTTGATAAGCTTTATTTCAGAATCGTATTGGCGATACCAGTAGTCTGCCTTGTATTGGTCTTGCCATCTCTTGTTTAGAAAATCAGCATCTTCTGCTGCACTAAACTTTAGAATTCTCTGCTGGTCGAAGAAGACGGGAGAAGCCTGCTTGTCTGCCGACCCATCGTAGAATCTGGTCCAATCTAAAAGATCTCCAGATTGAACCCAGTCGATCCAAGGTTCTATCACAAAAGATTTCTGCACAGTCTTGCTTGGTTCTAACACCAGATTGAACATGCGGATAATCGACCTTAGAAAATCTATCTTCTTAAGGATTGTATCGTCGGGAAGGAAGGATGAAACAATAACCTGGTTGGGTCCGTTTGAAGCGTTGAACCTTGTGTCGTAGAAAATTGCATCCGTGTTTCCAAAAGCCATCTGCTCTATGTAGAGAGAAAATCTATCTCCTGCAGTTAGCGAAGTCGAACTAAAAGTTATACCCCAACCAACGAAGAAGAAAGTTGTGCTTGTTGTGTAGATGCCGGTGGAATAATAAGGGGTTCCGTTTAGATAAACATGAACTCTAAATGCTGCGCTGCGAACTGTAGTTCCTGGAATGGGAATAACTTTAGCATAACCTGCCCAATCTAAAGTGTAAGTTCCGGTTACAGGAGCAGTCCAGGTTCTTGTTAGCAGATTGTATGCCTGGTCCTGATTGGCAATTGCTACATTGTAGGGAACTTGAATTGTCTGGGTGACAGGAACTTTGAATTCTGCAGCAGTAATCTGACACGACCCTGCATTTGCAGAAAAGGTTGCTCTAGCATCAGAATCGCAAACCATATACATGGAAGTAAAGTAGTCTGAATCTAAAAATTCAGACGTGTAAGAGTATCCTGCATCTTCCAGAACTTTATCAAACAGCCACTTTACTCTTATTGCAGGTTTCATCTGTTCTAACATTAAAGCAGAAGTTGCACCCTTGGTAAAAGATTCTGAGTATTGGTCGGACAGAGTGTTTTGGATGGGAAGGTTCTTGTTGGTTCCTCCTGTTCCGTAGGTGTAGCCCCACTCGCACAGAGGGTAAACAATGTTTCCATCTTTTAGCCCCGAAGTAGCCCCGGCAGTTGCACCCCAAGATGCTGTGACGTTTGCATAGGTCAACTGGTGATTTAGCTCAGCTGCGTTGATGGTGTTCATTCCACCTTCCCCAACCGAAGATGTTAGGTCTGAGGTGTCCCCTAGAAAGTAAACTTCATACTCTATGTTGCCCGTCCTGTCGTTGGTAAACACAGATTGAAGATTTAGATTGCCGATAGAAAACAAAGCACCATCGGATAAAACCCAGGCCTCTGCTGCTGCAGCTGGATTAAAAGAAGCTCCGTTGACCGAGTAGACGTCTTGGAAGAATTTGATGTTCTGTCCAATGCCTGGAAGTCTAAAGACCTGCGTGTAGAACGAAGAAGGGGTAAACGGATTTAGTTCCGACACCGACAAATTCATCTTTACAGGAGAATCGTCTGACAGCTGCAGAAGAACTGTTTCGTTGTTGTTGTTGACTGCGTAGAGTTGAACTTTGGACATGTTAGTAGCCTTGGGTGTTATCTGGAATTGCCTCTACGAAGGAAACAAAGTATTGGAATAAATTTTCTCTGCGAATGGTCTGGACTGCATAGGTTGCGTCTTGGATAACTATTGCAACGGGTTCTGTCCGGTCGGGGAGATAGGCAAACACGGAAGGTGAAGCAAACATCTCTCTCAGCCAAGCAGATTCTTCTTCTGTTAGCCAGTCGGTCGAAGCCGTCCATGTGTTAGTTAGATCCATTCTAAAGACTGTTGCACCATATCTTGAGGGTTGGTTGTCCTTGACGGAGTATGAAGCTGCGGACCAGTAGCCGGGAAGTCTATAGAGGGAAGCCCTTGTTGCATTCTGCACAAAGGTGTTTCTCTTCATAAATGTAAACCAGTCTCTGCCGCCAAGCGGGTTGATCCAGGTAAATCGGATGGGCTGGAATCCCCAGCAGTTCGTGTCGTCAATGTTTAGACAAATCACTTCTGAAACAGGGGTAGCACCAAGAGAACAAGTTCCATAAGTTTCATATGGGTATAAAGCCAGACACATCTTATCGAATTCACCAGGAGCTATTGAAGTGGTAATGTTCCAGTAGTTACTAAAACAACCAAAATTACCGCAGGAGACTGTGGTGCCGCTGAACCAGCGTAAACCCAAAGCCGTGTAGGCTTTAGTTGCTGTGTGTGAAACTGTGTAGAGTTTGTAAGCACCAGAAGTTGTAACAGTAAACTGTGCGATCTGTTCCCACTTTGCTGCATTAGAAGATGTTCCTGTTGCTCCCCAAAGGAACATGCTTGGGTGTGATCCTGCTGTTGCGTTGATGGATGGGATCTGGATTTCTATCAGGTCCCCTGTAATCACAGACATATCTCTGTAGGCCAAATCTGACCAGCCAGTGTAGCCTATTCCAAATCCTGTTGTGCAGTTGCTGTTGTAAGAAGGCTGAATGTATGGATCATTGTTCTGTAGAGTAATGCTTGGGTTAGAAGCGGGAGAAAGACCTGCGTCGTGGTAGCCAGGAAAGATGTCTCCAAGTGGCTGGGCTAAACATCCATAGTTGCCCGTGCCAAATAAAACATCTTGGTCTTCTGTGTATGTCGTAATGTCTGCCGGATTTATCTTAAAAGACGAAAGGTAATTTTCGGGTCCTGATGCTCCTGTTGCTGGTGAAGGTGCAACTGAGCACAACGGCCAAATGCCTCCGTTTGCCACCGTGTTGTAGTAGAATTTAGAACCAATGTAGGCGTTGTTGTTGTAGAGATCCACATTCATTGCATAAGGGAAAGTCTGTGGACCTGTTGCCGCCTCGAAGTTCCTGTTCAGCCAAGTTAAAGTAAAGTTCTCGTCGGACCTAATTGTCTGTGGAGAGTTCGGACAAGAGGTTAGAAACTTTCCGCCGGTATTAGCAACTTGCCCCAGCGCCATCTCATACTGCAGAATATCTTCTCCGCCAGTTGCTATGTAGGTGTAATACTTCTCAGGGGACTGTGCAGAAGCCCAGACTGCCACAGGGGTTGTGGAGTTCTGTGCTGGTCTAAAATCCCCATTTGCATATAGGCCATATGCTGGTTCCCCTGCTGCCCCAAGACCGTTGTAAAGCACAGGTGTTCCTGTTGCTGTGGTGGAATACTCCTCGCCCAACAGAATGTAAACTTCGGTTGCTAAGTAGTCTCCCAAGTAGAACTTTGTGTCAGATAAGAACGGAAGGTTCTCAGGGATTTGTATTTCAGACTGACACAGCGGCGAAACATCTATTAGCCCTTTGCCTGCTGGGTTGGGTGGAGTTTTGAATCTCAACGGTGTGTTAGTTCCAACATAGACGTCGAAGACATACCTGAACTTGAACTGAGTGGTCTGGTCCGACTCTACCATCCACACGATGGGATTGTATGCTGGAGACCAGATAGGTGGTGATTGTAGGGTCTGGGTGATTGCCATTATCTTACTTGGTGTTTTGTTTGTGCCTGAACGGCCAGATTGTGTTTACGAATTTCGTCCCTCTTCCACGCAATCCAGTTGAAAGCCGAGCGTAACGGGAGGACGGATGCTCTTTCAAACTCAAGAGGATTTGCTCCTGCAATGAGATTGATGAGTCCCCACCAAGATCTTGCAGCAGAAGTTCTTCCAGGCTGTCCAGGACGTCTTGGGATGTTCCCCTCTTCTTCTCCTTCTTCAGCAAAGAGTGAGCTGTATTCTTTAGTAATGAGTTTGCGGATTGCAAAAAAAAAGCATTAGCAGAACGGATTGCTGTGATGGGCATGTCCATGAACAGCTCCTTGCGGGCTTCAAAGCCATCTGTGTCGTATGGCTCTAGGGTAATCTTTGCCCCTCTGTGTTTTAGAATGGGCCTATATAACACTGCTGCAATATCAGCCAGTTTGTCGTCTGCTTTGGCAGAAGTGATGATGATATCTAAGTCTGCAAATTCCCCAATAGTTAAATCTTCGACTGCAGGTAGTCCATACTTTACTCCGTCGAATTCTACAATGGGTCTGATTGCGTCTGTGTTTCCTGTGAGTTCACCGATCTGTAGGTTTGCTTCTTCCCAGACCAACAACCAGTCTGAGTAGGGAAGTTGCTTTAGAAGTTTCTGTGGGCAGTTAGTTAGGCACTCCACAACTTCGAACTCTGCTGTCTTGCTTTCTCCTTTCGCCAGGATTTCTCTTAGGCGGTAGTAGGTTCTTAGGGTCACATCCTGAAATGCGAACTCTTGTTTGTTTATTCTAAATGTTGGTTTCATTTTCCTGTGATAATTTGTCTTACTTGCTTTGCGATCTCCTTAGCTAAAATGTTTGCTATGATCTTCTCGGTGGGCTTTCCTAGGTTGGTCCAGTATCTCGGCTTGATTCCGCCTTTGCCCTTCCCTGGTCTTGGGTTCCACCTTGCACTTGGTTTTTCCCCCTTGAAGTACCTTTTGGTTCCAAGGTCTAAGAATCTCCCGTAGGTTAGATAACCTGAAACAAGGGCAAATCCATCTTCGTTTTCTACCACTTTGACAGTTATAGATCCCTGCAGATTTCCTGTTTCGCCCACTGGTGCCTGCTCCCTTAGTTTGTTCTTCACGAGAACCTCTATGCGTCTGTAGGTTGAAGTTAAATTTAGTTCTGCCATTAGAACGCTGCGTCACACAGATTAAACGGTGAGTTGATTTGCACATCAAATATCGCCGCCCATCCTGCTAGATTGTTATTATAGGCCTCGACGAACGGGGTTATCGAAGCAATCGGGGTCATAATTTCGTATGGCACGCTTGAAGCTGCGGACATTATGACCTTGGAGAAAATGTCCTGCATGATCATCAAGGTCTCGTTGTGCGTGTTCACCTGCAGATCCTCTTCG